GATATGCTGGCAAACGGAAACCACGATCTCGAGCAGCTCCAAGATTGGGGTGTGCCTATCGACTGGGACAAACCCGAACCCGAAGAAGACAAACCAAACGAACCCAAGCCATGCAAGCATTGCGACAGGATGATTCCTTGACGGAAGTGGACATCAAAGACCCAAAAAAGAAAGCGATGGTCGAAGCCCTGACCAAAGCGTTGGGTGTCGTCAAGATGGCGTGCGAGTCGGTGGGTATCTCAAGGCAGACACACTACACGTGGCTGAAGGAAGACCCCGCCTATAAGGTGGCGTGCGACAACCTGCCCGAGGTCGTCCTGGACTTCGCCGAACACCACCTGCACAAACTCATCTCGCAGGGCAACCCCGCGGCCACCATTTTCTACCTGAAGACCAAAGGCAAACACCGAGGGTATGTGGAACGCCAAGAGATTGAGATGGCCGAGAAGAAGCCGCTCTCGTGGTTCGTGTCTGATGATTCTTCGGTGTCATGAGCCAAGGACAAAAACTTGCACGCCGTCACTCACGAGAGGCGTTGGAAAAGATGCTTCGTGAACGCGGCATCGCCTACACGATTACAAGTGCTGGATGCTACAAGATAAATGGATACGTTTACCACCATTGGTCGAAGGGTTATGCGAAGCGGGGGTGGACATACTACGAAAGCCACGAGGACTTCCTGAATAGCTTGTGAGGCAACCCGCCACATACTACCACGTCAAGAACTCGCCCGCGAAAATCCAAGTACACCAAGGGGGCACGCGGAGCGGGAAGACATACTCCATTATCACGGCCCTCATAGAACTGTGCCATCGCAACGAGAACGCCGGGGCCGTCATAACCATCGCCCGCAAGACCTTCCCCGCGATCCGTGCGTCGGTCATGCGTGACTTCTTCGAAATCCTCGAGCGCGAGGACATCTACAACGTCGAGCTTCACAACAAGTCCGAAGCCACCTACTACCTCTTCGGCAACCTCGTCGAGTTCATTTCGGTCGACCAGCCCCAGAAGGTCAGGGGACGCAAGCGCGACATCCTCTTTGTCAATGAAGCAAACGAGCTCACCCTCGAAGATTGGAGGCAGCTGATGCTCCGCACCACCGGGAAAGCCATCATCGACTACAACCCATCGGACGAGTTCCATTGGATATACGACCACATCCTAACACGCGACGACCATGAGTTCTTCAAGACCACCTACCTCGACAACCCCTTCCTCCCCGCGTCCACCGTTCAAGAGATTGAACGACTCAAAGAAGCCGACCACGACTACTGGAGGGTCTACGGCTTGGGAGAGCGCGGCGTATCCCGTGCCACTATTCTCACGCATTGGAAGACAGTACCCCAAGTCCCTGACGGATGGAAGCTGCTCAACCTCGGCCTCGACTTCGGATATACCAACGACCCCACAGCTATAGTCAAGGTGTACACCGACGGGCACGGCTTCTGCCTCGATGAGGTATGCTACGCCACGGGCCTCACCAATGCGGCAATCGCCCAGACGCTACGAAACGAGGAGGTAGGCAAGGCCATGATAGTGGCCGACTCCGCCGAACCCAAGTCCATCGACGAGATTCACGGGCACGGCTTTAACATCCACCCCGCAAGGAAGGGACCGGACTCCGTGCGGGCAGGTATCGACTTCCTCCGCTCGCGTCCCCTCTTCATCACCGAACGAAGCGTCAACGGCATCAAAGAGCTCCGCAACTACAAGTACAAGGAAGACAAGAACGGGCGACACCTCAACGAACCCGTGGATGCCTTCAACCACTTCATCGACGCGAGCCGCTACGCCATCACATGGAACCAGACGAATCCCAACTTCGGGAAATATGCCCTCGGATAACTTCAGAAAACACCCTCCCATGAGTTATAAGAATATGGAGCTTCGCCTTCCCGCCCACTATGCCGACCTCACCCTTCGCCATCTCATGGCCTTGGAATCGGAGACCGACCCTGTCAAGCGGGTATCGGCGGTCACAGGCGTACCCACCACCAAGCTGCGAGAGATGCCCCACAAGCTCGTCACCGAAGCCGACGCGCACCTCTCGTACCTCCTTACCAAGGAGCACGCCCAGCACAAGGAAATCATCGAACTGCGAGGCATCAAGTACGGCTTCATTCCAAACTGGGAGGAGTTCACGACGGGGGAGTGGATTGACATGGAAGAGTGCACCACCGACTTCTGGAAGCACGCACACAAAGCCATGAGCATCCTCTACAGGCCCGTCGACAGGAAGTGGGGCGACAACTACACCATCCTTCCCTATACAGCGAAAGAGGACAAAGAGGTCTTCCTTGAGATGCCCGCGCCGCTGGTGTCGGGTGCCCTCCTTTTTTTTTGGACTACCGAAACCGAACTGCTGAACACTTTGCGGTCCTCTTTGATTCAAAAGACGAGGGAGGCGATGAGTTTGCTAACAAGTGGGGCTGGTATCCCGTCCTCTACTCCTTGGCTGGCGAGGACTATCTCAAAATGGATGCGGTCACGGCTTCACCCATCGGACACCTCTTTACCCACCTCGCCTTCCTGAAGGACCTCGACCACAAGCGCAAAGCATGATAACCTACAACAACATCGTCCAACGGTTCGAGACCTTCTGCGCCGACCATCCTATGGTGCAGACCTTCTCGCATGGTAGCCCCTCGGATGTGGACTTGGACAAGTTCGAACGCTACCCGCTCGTCCATCTCGTATATACGGGAGCGGACTACAACACCGAACGCACCAAGACGTACAACCTCGAAGTGTATATCTTGACGCTACCCCCAAGCGCGACGGACAAGGTCGACCACCAAAAAGAGTCATTCAGCGACTCCGAGCAGATTGCCGAGGACATCCTCGCCGACATCCAGACGGGGGGCATCATCTTCACGTTCGGCTACAACTACGACGTGACTTCGGCCAGCGTCACCCCCCTCGAAGAAACCACCTCCAATGTCTTGGCAGGGTGTCTCCTCGACATCGCTATCGCGGTGCCCTACACCTACGACTCCTGCAACACACCACTCACATGAACAACTGGAAACTTCGCAAAGCCTTCACGGGCAACAACACCTCCGACGTACAGACCATCAACGGATACATCGCAGCAGGAGAGGACAACGACTTCTCCGTGGAGGTATCCCCCGTCGGGAAGGAATATCCCGCCCCCCTCGTGGTGCCACGGACGAATCTCGTTCCATTTAGTGAGCATTTAGAAAGTGGCAGTTGGTATAAGGCACGATGTACAATAGAGGACAATTCCACCACCTCTCCCGAAGGCGTTGTAAATGCTTCTAAGATGACTTCTACGGATGCTGCGGAGTCATACATCGGAGACAATGTAACAATCACAGGAACGAAGGCAACTTGGAGTTTCTTTGCGAAGAAAGGAGACCTTGATTATGCTCACGGCTTGGTATGGGATACATCAGCCAACGGATGTAGACAATGGTTTAATTTAAGTACAGGAGAAGTAGGTGGTACTACAACCTTTGGCTCAGGACATTCAGTAGACTATGCTACTATTGAGGATTATGGTAATGGGTGGTATAGATGTGCGATGGTTGTTAATTTAACGGCAGGTACTCAAGAATTCCGTGTGAATATCTCAAGTGCTGATACTACAATTACCAGTCCAGTAAATTCTTATGGATACTTCTACGGATTACAATTAGAAGAAGGAGACAAAGCCACCGAGTACATTCCTACCAATGGGGCAGCCGTCACGCGGAGCTGGGATTCCTTCAGCCGAGTACAGAACCAAGTGCCGGGGATATGCAACGGAACCCACACCCATACGGGGGCAGCCTCGGGGGGAGGGATAGCAGCGACCACCATCACAGGCACAGGATCGGGCGGGAAGTTCAAGTACGAATTTGACACCCTCGGGAAGCTCACCCTCATCGAGGCTATGACTCACGAGAACCTGCTCCTCCAGTCGAATACGTTTGATACGACTTGGACCACATCCAACGCAAGCGTAGCAAGCGGGGAGAGTGGGTATGATGGGACCAATGATGCTTGGAAGTTGACCAAAACTGCGGCAAATGGTAGACTTCAACAAGCAACATTTAATGCGGGTTTATATTGTTTTAGTTTGTACTTAAAAGCAGATACTATTAACTGGGTTCAGTTGTATTTAGATACAACAACCGCAACAGACCCGAATGCTTTTTTTGACCTACAGAATGGATTAGTAGGAAGTACAAGCAACAATATAGACGCATCAATAGAAAATGTGGGCAATGGGTGGTATAGATGTTCATTAGTTGGAAATTCCTCGACAACATTTGTGCCAATGATTTTTCCTGCAGAAGCAGATAACAATAAGAGTGGAACAAGCGGCTCCATATACATCCAAGACGCTCAGTTAGAAGAAGCAACCCAAGCCACGGGATACATCGAGACCACCACGGCACCCGTAAGGGAGGGAGCGGGCCAAGGATACAGGGTAGACGACAAGCTCTCCATCACCACCAATGAAGGCCACGACATCGAGTTCCGCCTCGTAGAGGGAAGCAATGCCGCCACGGTGTCGGTCAGCATGGGAGCGGCCAAGCCCAACAAGCCCGTCCCGTTCCCTGTGACCAAGATGCGGGTCTCTGACTCCACCGATAGGCAGGTCCTCATCATGGACCAGCGCAGCCGCTACGTCTTCCCCAAGCCTACCCCGTACCTCCTCGATAGCTACGAGGGTGCTGCTGCGGCTTATTCCTTGCGTCGCCTTCGCTCGGCCTATACGGGGCCTGCGGTGCGTGTGAGGAGGGCTTCCAACAACGACGAGCTGGACATCTACTTCGATGGGCAGGGCAACCTCGACACGGCTTCTCTGGAGGCTTTCTGTGCAGGTACCGACGGCTTCGTGAAGGTATGGTTTGACCAAGGGCAGGGAGGCAATGACGCGACACAGACGAGCACCGCGCTGCAACCGCAGATTGTGTCGAGCGGTTCGGTAGTTACTGACAATGGCTTGCCAGCCATGTCGTTTGATGCTCAATATATCCCGGTGTCTGCTGCCGCAATCTTTGCGCAACCAAACACCTATTTCTTTGTCGCCAACAACGTTTCGGGTTCAAGCGATTTTTTGGATGGCACCGGACCTAGTCTGCGCAATTTGAGCGACATTGTAAGTGGCGTGCATCGGATGTATGCAGGCGTGAGCTTTAACAGTTCGTTTGCAGTTACCGATGGTCAGCAGTTTTTACGCTATTCATTGTTTGATGGTTCAAACTCTGAAATTAGCGTGAATGGCGCAACTGTTCAAACGGGCAACGTTGGTACACAAGATTTGAATTCAAATTATATTTTGGGAAGCAACTTGGCAGATATTAAAATGCAGGAAGTTGTGTTTTACAACTCTGACCAGTCAGCCAACCGCACAGGCATCGAGACGAACATCAACGAGCACTACAGCATCTATGAGTTCAGCGGCCTCCTCGACGACTATTCCGGAGCCGCCGCCGCCTACTCCCTGCGTCGTCTCTCTTCGACCTATACAGGCCCGGCCATTCGCGTGGTGAAGCACGACGTAGGATACCCCGAGATGGACATCCCCTTCGAGGACGATGGCACCCTCTCGGTGGTTTTGTTGGAGGCTTTTGCCGACGGCTACGACGCGACGGTCAAGGTATGGTACGACCAGAGTGGCGGGTCGAACGATGCGGAGCAAAGCACGCATGCAAGTCAACCCAAGATTGTGGACGCGGGCACAGTCATCTACGAGAACGGGTTGCCTGCTGTGGAGTTTGATGGCACTGATGATTTGTTGGACCTAACAGGCTTCACTAACTCCGCAAGCGATTATACGATGCACGCTGTTACAAAATA